TCACTCCTGCCTTAACATACGGCGCATCTCTCATTGTGAGAAGTCGCGTCGGAGTTGAGGCAAAGAATCCCGGCAGACCTGCCTTGGACAATTCTGCTGGGCTCACTTCTATCATTGTAGCGTCTGCGTCGCTGATGCACTGTTCAACCCACTTCTCCGGAATTGGCGTCATCTTTCGATAAGTGCCGTCAACAAGAGTCGCTGCTCTTAGCACAGCTGGTGAAAAGTGTGTAGCAACGTTGAATACGTGTCCCACCGTTACGATGCATTCCACTCTCCTCATTGAGTCATTGAACCAAACATACGTACCTTGTCCGATAAATTCGAACTCGTCGACGTAGTCTTTCTTAGTGACTCGAAAGAAATCGATGGTAGACCTAGTCATTTGGTTATCGTGCCTCATTGATATCGGAGACATTGAACCATTGATGGTCGCTTCTTGCATCGTGCGGGTGCTCTGACTGATCTTCACCTTACTTGGAAAACACATTCTCACAAAAGTTCCCATCAGTAGAAACTGAGCGAGAAGATACATGCCGATCACGAATTTCCATGTAGAATTAGCCAACTTGAATGGTTCGTTGGTTACCTTCCAGAATGTCATTGTAATCACTTCTGTAACTGTGTTATACAGAAAGTATATTATCGCTGCATGCACAAAGTGAACTTGCCCCAGAGTGCTGCCGATTGTCGATGTTACCTTCTTCCAAATTTGGTCCGCGATCATTACGATCTTCATGTTTGAGAAAGCATTTGTCACAATCTCAACTAAATCATGCGCTGTCTGCGCTACCATCTCGACTATTTCAGTCAGACATTGAGCGATGTACGTGCACGATTCGTCGATGTACGATAGAAGACCATGGTTGTGGCCATGGACTTCGTGTGTCTCATTGCTGTCGTGGTCGACGATCTGTTTTTCTCCCAACCATTTAAGACTGGTGTCTTTCATCAACTCGTTGATCATCCGTCCTTTTCCTCCTTCAAGAAAGGCGAGGAGGTCTGTGGGGGAGCGGAAATGTTCCAGGAGTCTGAGTCCTTCTACAGATTTGTCTTCTCCATACTTAGCAATGAGCATTCTAACCAAACTTTCTGCTTGGTCAGACACGCCCGATTGCTCGGGTTTGGACTTAACGTCCTCGATACTGCAAACGAGGTCGTCTTCTCCATCAACAGCTGGTATGTTTTGCTGTTGGGAGGGTGGTGGAGGAATCTCGAAAAGTTTGTACAACTCTCGGTCATACGGTTCTCCGGTCATCCTCGACAACTGC